CTTTCTTCTCTCTTTAAGTTCTTTTTTAATGAAGGTATAAATGGCTGTAAATGCTACAATTGTAGCGGCGTAATTTGCGCAAATACTTCCTATTTCGGAAATACTCTGCAATTTAACACCTGCAAAAGCTAGTATTACAGTACTAAAACCCTCCCTTAAAAACATTTCGTTTAAATTCATTTTTGATTCGGTCATAATAAAAAAGGTTGGTTAAAGATTAAATTAGTAAATATCAAGCCGTTAAAACTTTATTTTTTTTAAAATATTAACTTAACTCGATTAGTTGCTACTTTTCCCCCTTAAACAGCCTCTTATTGAATTACTCTTTTTCTAAAGCTGAAGATATTTTTAAAAACATTTCATCCACTCCTTCAAATTGAGCTTGAACTTGTGAAATAGAACCTTGAAACGGATTTTGAATTTGTAAAAACAAACCTTTTAACTCATTCAAAGCTTCTGACGCTGTTAAATCTTCAACTTTCTTTTCTTCTTTTACGTTTTGCATTGTTTTTTGTTTTAAAAGTTATCCTTTAAATATATGAAAAGTTTTTCACCCTCTAAACTTTTGCTTATTCCCTTTCCTTTTATACGATTCTTTATCCTGAAGTATGAGCCAAAGATTCTAATCCCTAAAAAGTTTCGCTTTGCTTTCTTATCATTAAGAAGTTTCTGCAACTTGTAAAAAATGAAATCAGCTTTATAATCACCACCGAAAACCCTGTAAAGGTAGTCATGGAAAAATACATCAATTGAAGGGTGCGTTGTATCAGTTATAAAAGTTGCTCCATCATAACCCAACTNACGCCAAAATTTACTTTTCCAAACCTCTTCAAATAAAGGCAAAACAAAATCAATATTGTTTTCCTTTATCTGTGATAACAAAGCCTTTTTTATATCTTCTTCTTCAACGTATTTATATATCCTTCCGAAATACATTAACTTATTTTATAATACTCTTTTATACCATCATCAAGAACAGTATCAAAAGGAATTGGAACAGTAGATAAAAATATTATGTTTTCATAACCGTTATTCCTTGGTACAGGATTCCCATCAGGATATAATACAGGCGTTTTAATTAATTCACCATTTACATAAGTAAATTCATACTTAGGTAAAACATCACCGTCAACATCGTAAGATAATTCACCCTTTACAACTTCATACCCTGCTGTTTTATTGGTTACTAAATCACCGCTTAAAGCATTATATGTTTGCTCTCTAAGATGTACAACAGCTTTTGGTTTTGTATTTGAATCCATTTCCTCCTGCACTACTGCTGTATCTCTTACTAATCTTCTTGGTAGTCCGCTGATCGGGTCTGTTCCGTAGTCGTATTCGTTTGCGTTCATTTTATTTATTTTAAATTATCCTATTTGTAAGTTTCCGTATGTGTCAGGTGTATTTGTCATTGCATTAGTATTACCATTCCAATTAATACCAGCACCAATTTCCGACATTGTATTGTTTGCTAGTTTCATTCCTGATGCTGTTACATCTATATTGCTCGTGGCTGCATTAGAACAAATTGCTTTATTGTCGTAAACCTCTAACGTACCAGAATCCAACCCTAGAGGGATTCCAGTGTGTGTAGCATCTAAGCAAATAGCTACATTATTGGCACAGATGTCGGCATTATTAGTTAAGGCGGAATGAGTTGCTGATTCTGTAATGCAAATATTTCCAATTGTTTTCTTACAGCTCGCTCCTATATTAAGAGCTTCGTGAGCAACAGCGTAAAAATAGTTATTGAAACAGCTACCGTAATAAAACTGACCTGCATAGGCTGCACCCCTATTAAAAACCTGATTACCTGTTATTTGTACTTGGCCATCATTAGCCCCTACACTACCTCTCACGTAAAGAGCTGACTTAGTACCGCCACTTTCCATTTCAATAAAGTTATCAGTTATAACAGAATCACCGAAACCGTAAATTAAACCGTTGTTACCTGCCTTGGTTGTAGTGCCTTTTATTACATTATTAGTAAATATCCTGCTTGTATTCACAAACCAAGAACCATAAACAACGTATATTTCACAGTGAGAAACCCTCAATAAGTTAAGTGGAGAGCTTTCGTAAATCCTAAATTTTGAATTTTCTATTGTACCTCGAAAAGCAAAAGTTGAATTTTCAGACCACAAATAACCACCAGTTAAAAGCCCACCTACCGCATTAAAACAATAAGCGTTAACACTTTTTATTGTGGTAGTCCCAAAATCATATTCACCAATAGAGTTACTTCCAAAAGACATTGTAGCGGCAGCGGAAACACTAACAGCGGTACCAATAGTCTCTATTATACCTCCACCAGCTATCGATAATTTTCTATCAACAGCATTAGTGGTAGTATCAAATAAATTAAAATCACCTGTGGTTGTATCTCCCCATATTCTATGCCCTTGCATATTAATTGTTAACTGAGTCCTAGACGGTATAGTAACAACCGAAGTTAATTCAATGTCTGAATGAATGTAAATTGTGTCAACATCCAATGTGGCATCGATAGCTGTTTGTAAATCAGTATAAAACGTTGGTGCTCCGCTTGAATCATTTACTGATATTAATCCACTACCAACTGGAAAGGTTAAATCAGTTACAATACCCAAGTTATCCTTATATCTACCAGCTAACGCACCACCATCAATATGAAATGATAAGCTATCATTAATTAAATTAGCATCTACTGTAGCGGTAGTACTTGCGTGTTGTACGAACTCACCTGATGTTGTAACCGCACCATCTAAAGATATATCAGCATTACCTAACCTATTATTACTACCCAAATGGAAGTAACCTTGGGCACTACCAAAACCTAATTGAAAATATCTTATACCTTTAGCAGTACCAGCACCACCTAATTCGGTTTTATGATGTAACGCATTACCAAAATAATGTGAAAGTCTAGCACCTTCAAGAGTTATCTTAGTAGTACTAGTAGTTTCTTCTGCTACAGTCCAAGCTTTACTACCTAGAAATCCACCACCATTATAATTAACATTGAAGGATTCTGCGTTCAATTTATTATAAACAGTTAAAGGATTTACATTACTATTAACACTAACCGTCATAGCACCACTTTCAGCCCACCTAGTATAACCTTGCCAAAAACCACCAAATTCAAAGTTAATTGGTGTAGGACTATGGGTTAAATCTAAATCACTACTGAATGTTAATGTGTTACCTGTTAAATTAACTGTTCTATTACCTGTTAACGAACCATCACTAGTATAAATATTACTTGAATCGATACCAGTTAAATTACTACCATCACCATAATAGGTTCCTCCACTAAATGTATTACCACTAATGCTATCAAATAAGGCGTTATCACCCTCTACGTTACAAAGATATACTGTATTCGATGTAGTAGCACTTAAATTAGTGCAACCTAGAATGATTGAATTACTCACCCCCGATAATATAACATTACCAGCACCACCGATAATAGCTGTTGATAGTGTATCTGTATTTAATTTCATTACCATTACCACCTATAATAGAACTAGTTGTACCATCAGTGATGTTATTAACACCACCAATACTTGTAGATAAGTTACCATTTTGTATATTATTTCTACCTCCTATATGTGCACTTAATGTTGCACCACTACTAACTATATTACCTTTACCAGTAGCAATACTATTAGGTGCTAAAGTTAAATTAGTTGAACCTATCGGTACGAGACCAACGGTACCCGTATCACCTGACCATAAACCTTCAGTTATTCCTGTTAATATTGGTGTTAAATCAACATTATAAGCATCTAATGTATCATTTCTATTGTAAGATATTACATTACCATTTAATGTTGTACCAGTAGTATAAGTATCTCCAGTTAATGAACTAGTATCGATTGATATAATCCTAGTAGTACCTGATTCAGTTACTTGGATGGGGTCAACACCAACAATCTCTTCAATGAATACTGGACATAATACATTAACATCAGGACAATCATTACCAGGAAATTCAAACCCAGTAATTTCTTCCATAGGTAACCCACACCAAGATGTTAAAACTGGCGTCTTCAAAGATAATTCAGCTACCCATCCCGATACTTCTTCGTCAAATTCTTCAGTAAACGGGTCAAAATCAATATCATTAACGATATTAAGTTGAGAATTAACATAATATGGGTGTCCTTTAAATTCTGTTATTATATCCTTTAACGTATCTATCGTATCTGATAGTACATCATTTTCATTTGATTCATCTTTATTAACTAAATCAAATACTCTTACCTCAAAATCAATTTCAAATGTCTTATATCCAACGTTCTCCGATTCGGGCATTGATGCGGCTATAGGATTAATCCATAATACTGGATGCATCTTAGCTTCACTAGCACCAATCTCCCAGTTATCACCTATACCAAAACCATTAATTTGGTAATGTCGTTTAGCAATGTCTTTGAATACACTGATTAGTTGATTCACAGTTTGTATTTTACTCATAGTTTATCTTTTTTAACAATTCTATTCTGATAACTGCACAACGGTTGAAGGTTAGTGTAGTGGTTTAACTTAATTAATTCTTCTTCAGTCTTAGCTGATGACACTGGTATTATATGGTCAATGTCCCAACTCTTATTAGATTCAAGTAGTCCATCGTTTGGGTTACCTTTATTCTTCCAAGTCATCCAATCTTCAAATTGAGACTCTAGGTGTATTTTAAATACTTCAAACGAACAACCTAATATATCTTCAGTACTTTTCGGTTTCTTACTATTAAAACCGCTATTAATTAAACATCTAATATTTTCACGTAACCTATATATTGGGTCATCAACTCTTTTTTGTTTTCTATAATTATACATCTGTTGATTCACTTTTTCCCTATTGGTAGTTAAATATTCTTTTCTATATAATTTACGTTTTTCATTATAAGTATTCTTTATTAGCTTCGTAATATTCATTAGCTTTTCTTCTAGAATATGGTTTATTACATTCTTTACAAACATAACGATAACCATCCTTCCGTGTTTTATCCTTTCCGAAATCACTGAATTCCTTTTCTATCTTACATTTACTACAAACCTTCATATAATATTTTATTTATTAAATCTATTTTTAAATTTCTGATAATCCAATAATACCGTNTGGTAAGCTAAAGAACTAAATGCAGTATCTAATACTTTAAAATCACCATCAATATATTTGAAGTAATCTATAGCGTCAACCTTCATATCCAACTGACCCATAGAACCAATACTAGCTTTACATTTAATACTTCTTAACATATTACCTGTTTGTATTAAACCTTGCTTACGTATCTCATCTCTAATAATAGTCTCAGTTCTTCTAGCGAACTTACGTAACTCTCGTCTATTATCCGATAATTCTAATATTTCATTTTTATCTTTCATATCATTAACGATGTGGTCTCATCATTTCTTCACGTTTTCTTAGTCTCTCTTGGTAATCATCCCTTTCTTTCCAGTAACTCAATGTATTTAAGGCACTTATGTATTTTACTTTATATACCTCATCAAATTTAGTTATATCACCTTGAGCTAATCTTTCAATTATACTAAACCATTTCCATCTATCACTAAATGTCGGCATAGCTGGTCCATCTTTTTCTTCCTCAATTGTATTACCAAATAACGCCGAATAGTTATGTACTAATACCTTACGCCAGTCTAAAAAAAAACCGACATACCTAGTACATCTTCTATATTTAAGTTAGCTTTAAATAAGCGTCTCCTATCAACTACCTTATTACTATCGAATACTTCATCCTTCGGACGTAAGATAACGCTTAATATCGCATCCATAGCCTCTACAGAAGTTAATCCCTCAATTAAAGTTTCTATACTAATAACTTCACCTACGGTTAACTCATTCATATTGGTTGGTAAGAAATATTCTATACCATCAATTTTAACTTGTTTAATGTTACTTGGTGTTGGTTTGATTTGCATAAATGATAATGAAGATGCTATTATCTTACTATCATTTACTTTAATATAGTTAGCTACTTCACTAATATCATTACCAAATACTCTTAATATTTTAACATAATAGTCTATTGGGTTTGAATGTTCATCTATATCTAACTTAGATAATACTATAAACTCCCCCAATGTCACATCACTCCAAGCTGTTGGTAACAATAACTCAATATTCATATAATATATTATATGTTGACGGAATCTGTTTGGTAGTTAAATTGCTCTTGTGAAATTTCCTGTAGTATATTGAAATAACATACCATAAGCCAATGCGTCAGCAAAATCGGGGCTATGTCCTAATATAGCTTTCTGTTCAGCTTTTGAATTAATCTCCATTTTGGCATCGTTGGTTGCTCTATCTTTTCTTTTGATTGATAATAATTCCGCTTCCAATTCTTTTTTATATTGTTTACATTTAATCTTAATCTTACCATCCCTAATAAGCTCACCTAATTTATAATATAACTGAGTCTTAAGGTTTTTATAGTTTTCCTTTTTAAACGGCTTACCGTTGTTTATAATAGCTTTTGCTGTTCTTAGATATTGTTTAATATATTGACCGACTCCATCACTATCATAACTAATATTTCGGGTTTGTATATCATATTTAACTGCGGTACTTTTAATTGTATCCAATACATTATCATCTTGTTTTACTTTTATTATTTCTAACACATTCAATCCCTCCCATACTACTAAAACACATCCATCATTTTTAAAGGCTATATCGGCAGATATTCTTCTAGTGGTATCTTTAGATGGGTGAGTTATAGAAAGGTCGTACATCTCCTTAAAATCATCCATAGAGATAATATTGTTAGGGTCATCTTCTACCTCCCACTCACCAAATAGTAATCTTCTTACTTCCGATGGTGATAATGTTCTTTTTAAGTTATCGATATATTCTATCGGTAGATAAGGATTATCCATCGCAGTCGCATTGATGAACTGTCTATAACTTGGTAAGTTATTTTCCTTAGATGCTAAATAGAAATCTTCATATAAGAAATTCCTTGAAGGGTTACAAGTCATCAATAACATAGGTTTAATACCTGTAGTGTTATTACGCCACCTACCAATACGTGATTGTAGAATCTCTTTACCTTTACTAGGGCATTCACCAGCTTCATCGATAATTGCGAATGTTAATAATAAACCTCCTAACCTAGTATAATCAGGGTCTGATGGTAGATATCTTAATTCTTGGAATACTATCTCACTTCCGTTGGTAAATGTTATCTTACCTTCAATACTATTATAACGATAATGTACATCAGGTAATAATCCCCAATCAGGAAATAGTTCAGATATAAATGTAACTACAGTAGTTTTCTTTAATGTAGTTAATTCGTTACGACATAAACCTACTCTAATACCTTCGTACTGTAAGCATTTGATAGTAGCTAACGCAGCAATAAGGTAAGTCTTAGATGCTCCAACGGCACCACCAAATAATATCTCAGTAGTGTCAGTATCGTCAAACGCATTAAATACTAAATCTTGTTTTATAGTAGGTTTAAAATTAATCTCCATTATTTATCTTCCTTCTTATCTTCAGGTTTAATGTAATTAATCGTAATTCCTTTATGTTCTACTTCGGACTTCTCAGGAGCATAGGCACCTACAATCTTACTGATTTGGTCTAATGCTTTTAAAGCTGCATTATATTTCTTTTCACCTTTAGTAGCTTTTAATATCTCATCCAATTCATTGATGATTCTTTCTCTATTATTTATAATCTTCTTATCCATTTGTTTTTCTAACTTTTTATTCTTCTGATTAATGAAAAATGTAACGTAAGGGTGTTTAGTCAATAGATAACCATATTTCCTAGCAGACTTCTTATTATTAGGATATGCTTTAGCGTAAGCCTTAGTAGCATTACCTATGCGCATATACTCCATAGCAAACTTCTCATACTTCAAAACGTTGAGCGTTAGATTGGAGACCCCATTTAACAAGTAGTTTATCCTTAGTTCTCATTACTTACCTTTTATTAATACAATTATGTGTTTAACATATGCAAATGGTAATGCTACTGGTACCACTATTGGTGCTACTATAGCAAATAATGTTGCATTAATTATTTTTTTAATTTTACTTTTCTTGACTTCCATATCTCTGTTTATTATAATTAACTAATTTTTGGTGTACGTTACGTATAACCCTACTACACTTACTACATATATGACCCTTATCATTGAATATGATACGATAAAGTCTATACATACGATTAACGTCACTTACTTTCTTCCAAGTAACGATTTCATCTAATTCATTTTTTATTTCTTCCTCTGTCATATAATATATTATATAATATAGATAAATGTTTTATAATATAACATCACCACCCATAAGGTATTTGTCGAATAGGTAAGCCCCTATTGATAGTACACCTGAAATACCTACACTACCTGTAATGATTAAAGCCACCCAAAACATAGTACATTTAGGACAGCTTAATATCTTCTTAGGTATTAATATTATTTTCTTTTTATTCTTTAAAATCTCATCGATAATATCTATGAAATCATCAAGGTGTATTGTTAACCACCATACACCAATTACTGTTAATACTACCATTCATTATAGATTTTATATTTTGCTTTAATACTACTTATCTCTTCACTAAACCTAGTTACAATTTCTATCCTAGATTGTGTTATCGTATAAAATAATGATGCTACTGGTATGTCGGTTAATTTACTAATACCTCTAAACGTCATATCATCATCATAATACATTGCCATTACTTTATTATCATACCACCTATTCGGGTTGATGACTTCCCTATCTTTTAAATATTCTTTAATCTTATAGTCCAGTAATTCTAGGTCGTTATTAATCTCATTCAATAACTCATACTTCTCACTATTATTATCATAAACCCTAAAATCAAATTCCTCATTATACGTAACGCCACCATATTTAATGTACTTATAATAGTAGGGACTATTCTTACTCTTAAGATTATTATAGATGATACCTGTAACGTACTTAAACATATCCCTTTCTTCAATAGCGATAGATAGAATCTTATCAGATTTTTCAGATAACATAATGAATAGGTCTTGGTAGAAGTCTTCAGCATTATCTTTATTATCTATAAGCTTATAGACAAACTTATGCATTAATTCTTTCTTATGTTCTACTAACCAATTATATACTTTATCCTTCATTATTATTATTAATATTTTTTCTAATCTCATTTACTGTTAAATCCATCAACTCCCTAACCATCTTATCATTTGATAAATTCAATAACTTATACAAATCATTTATAGACTTCTCAACTATCACATCAATCTTATCATTAAGTTGTTGACATAACTCATATTTCTCTAGTGTAATGTAATATTGTATTTTCATTTGTAAAGGAATAATCATCGTTAACAAATCATCATATATATCGTAAGCCGATTGGTTAGCATATATCTTTTCCTCTAATTCTCTTAATTTTCTCATTTTAATTTAACTGCGTTAGATAACTTGTAATGAACTAACGTCTTATTTATGTACTCATTATTACCATTACTTGCCGTATGCTTAGGACAAGACTTAACACTCATTGTAGTAGGTGCTGTACTCATATCAAGTAAGAATAAACCATCGTTAAATTTAACTAGGAATACTGGCTTGAAATTCATATGTGAATATTTATCTTTAAAACTCACATACATTTTTAAACATATTATTTACTTTGAATAATTCGAGGATTGTATCAGGGTATGTTGAAGAGTTACAATCTCTTGTTTTTACTTCAGCAATGCATATAGTAGCGCCCGATGTAAACGTAAAGTCATACGTACTATAACCTTCATTCATTACTTTACGAATAGTGGCACTATCAGATGTAGCACCACTAAATTCTTGTATTGTTCCTAACTCTTTGTTAATGTGACCTTTAAACGTTTTCATTGTCTATATCTTTAAACACATCTTCTAGCATCATAATCACACCAATCTCATCTAACTGCTGATTAAACTTGATTAACTTAGCTGTATGCTCTTTATTTGCTTCTTCTAACATTCTTAATTTCTCAAGCATTATATTGAATTGTTCTTGTCTATTCATCTTAATTATTTGTTTAATAAATTATATTTTGAATCACTTATGTTTTCTAACTCATCATCAATACTTCTTAATCTAGCATAGATATCTTTTCTTTCTTGGTATAAATCAAACTCTTTATCCATCAATCTACATAACTTACCTTTAGTCTTAATTAACTCAGCATTCTTTTTATAGTAGTGTTTTGGATATGTAAGGTATTCTTTATTACCATTAATGTATTTCTCCTTATGAAGTTTAACTACTCTACCAACTACCGATTTAGTTGTGTTAGTTAATCCAGCTACCTCAACGATAGTGTAATCCTCCTCGAAGTATAAATCTATAATTTCTAACTTCTCATCTAATGTTAATTTGTTATTTCTCATTTGTATTTGTAAGGTGCGTTAGTGCTACCCTCTATATATAAATATAAAGCTAGAAGAGTAAAAGTACATTAAAGTGGTAATTATTAGACTAATGATGATATTCTATAGATGAATCTATATATTTATTAGACATAAAAAAACCCCGTAACTAATTAAAGCTACGAGGTTATAATCGTGTTATTATTTTATTACATTAAGATTATTTTAAGTACTGCGAATGTTATAAATGTTAATACGGTAATTAATAAGTACTTTCCAAATTCTTTACTTAAATCTTTCATTATTTCCATATTATGTATTATATACTAATTGGTTTAGTTTTAGGTATTTATAGCATTATTCTGTGAAGTGCTTAATTTACTCTGTTAATAGTAAGCTGGGTATTTAGTACCTAAACCATTAAACACTCCGTTACACTTAGTATCTGTTACATCGTAGATAGTATCTTGTGGCATATAAGTATGACCTTTAACTACTGGGTTTAACATATCTACTACTCCAATTTCACTATAACCAGTTTTAGCGTCCCAAAGTATTCGTCTATCTTTAACACTAAAAGTTAAATCTCCATTACCTTTTTTATCTTGGTATTCGGTTTTAACTGAGTATCCTGACTGCGAGTTTGAGGTATATAGATATCTTGATGAGAATAGTACCTCTACATCATCAATATCACCTAAGTTAAACTTAATATCAAAATCTACATAATCCTTAGCTAGGTACTTATAGTAAATATTAGAGTTACTATTTTTATCTACCGACATTAATATGAAGTTATCATTGTTATTGGTATATAATTCATAATTAATTTCACTTTTCATTACAATAGTCACAATATAATCCCTATAATCTATAGTTGTATCGGCGGTGATTACATTATCGGTTGTGGTTTTATTACATTCTTTATAAATAACTAATGGTTCTTTCTCACAACTCCCAAGTGTTAGTGTTAATAATCCTAATATCACTCCAGTGATGATTCCTTTAAATGTTTGTTTTAACTTTCTCATTGTTTTGTTTATTTATTGTTTCTGTTTTACTAATATAAGACTTTTATTTTAATCTACCAAATTTATTTTAAATTATTTTTCTGTTGGTATATAATTAGCTGGTAGAAAAACTTCTATAGTACCATTTACATCATCCTCCGTTATTTGTACGTTATCTGCTACGTATTCGGCTAATGCGATTATCCCTTCATCTGTGTGTATCTCAGGTTGATTGAACATTATTAGGTCGTTAATATACTTAATAGTGAAGCTATTGACATCTATAGACTTCTGTGCTGCGAATACTATTAAATCTTCTTGTTTTAATTGAAATTCTACTTCGTGGTAAACTGCTTTCATATTATTTTATTTTATCTTCACCCAAAAAGCCCAGCTATTAACTGGGCTTACAAATGAGTGTGAGGTTTACAAAGTCTCACATTTTTACAAAACAGATTTTAATATTTTATTGATGTAATAATTTCTTTAATTCTATCTGAAACTTTATGTTGTTTTCTTGTATTGGCTAATCTACCAACTCTAAGTGATATCTCTTCAGCAATAATCTTAGCGTCTATATAACCCCAGTTAGCTGCGTTATTAGCTTCCGCATTTACTTTATTAGTGATATGGTTAATCATATCGTTATTATCTTTGAAATCTCCTAGAATCATATCCACATCGATTGAGTGGATTAAGTTGTTAATGTAGTTTGTTTGTTCTGTTTCGTTAATCATATCTGTTTTGTTTTTGTTTTGTTATATTACTTGTACTATATAAATAGTATTTAGTTTCAGTAAAAAGCTAAATATAGAAAAATATTATTAAACTCTTTTTAATATAGATAAAAGTTATATTATATTTAAAGTACCCCTAATCAATTATCTAATCGGTATTCATATGAATATACCACTGAATAGCTTAGATGCCCTTATAACGTCTCTAAATGGTGTTTAAGCGTATCTTATAGTTATTTAAATTTACGCTTTTGCGCATATACTATATCTAATATTGGTATTTGGCTAACATCTTCTATTAAATTTATTATATCATCTTCAATACCTAAAATATATTTATTCTTTTTGTTAGTAGTTGAATTACCTTTTAGGATAATAGAATCCTTAAGGAAATATGTTAATTCAAATTTTAGGTCACTCTTACGTCCAAATAACTTAAATGGATTATCTGCGTTAGCTAAACTAAATGTACCAAAACTAGTATTATTTTTACTGTATAGTAAGTTATCTAACTTCTTTTGTAATCTGTTTAGTAAACTAATTCAACATCTTCCTCAAACATATTTTTATTNNAATTAACTTGCGTTAGTATACTTATCGCTACGCTTTCAACTTTAAACTTATTAAGAATGTTGATATTGTATGAGGCTACGCCATCTATTTTCTCAACCATATCCTGTCCTACTTTTTTCATACTACAAATATACTACTAATATTTTAAAATAAAAATAAGTATTAGAAAAAATAAAGATTAGTGAAACTTAACTTGTTGGTGGTTATATCGGCTATCGCCTCCTACTAACTCAAATAAGTACTTCTAAGCCATTATCTACCCTTCGGTGGTATGAATATACCAAATAACTATTAGAATTAAATTAAGAGTATTCTACGTACTTACAGTTGAATATTACGCTACGCTAGTTGAGATTAGTTTTAAAATAAAAAGAAATATTGAAAAAAGAAGTTGGTATAGTGAAACTTCGTTTGTTGGTGTAGTTACGGCTATCGCCTTTACCATATCCAAGCGTTAGCGAAAAAAAGTATTAAGTAAGAAACTTCAATTAGCGTAGCGTAATAATCTTCAAATAGGAAAATTGTATTATAATTTATATATAATCTATATTATAAACTATATTATACTATAATCTATATTTCTTTATTAATAATTTTCTTTATTAATAATTTTCTTTATTAATTAGAATGTACCTTTTGGGGTATTACCCTAATGTACCTTTTGGGGTATTACCCTAATGTACCTTTTGGGGTATTACCTATCATTTGGGTTCCATCGGAACACTATCACTAAATATTAAATAAGTAATCCCAACTAGCGTAGCGTAATAATCTCTCAAAATTAATTAGGTTGAATATCAAGTAGTTAGAAATTAATTTAAAAATAAATGTAAAATTTGTAACTTTTACTTACACTGCTACGTATTTATATTATAAAGAGGGTAACCTCAGCGGTTCCACCAGTTTAGCGGCTGGTGGTCGTGCTCCGCTTAAAAGCACAAAGAATAAAATAAAAGTACGATATTATGAAAAAACATTACATCAACATCCAAGAGAGTCTATACTCTAATCAAGAAATCAAACTTAACGATAAATTAGTTTTAGGTTACATACTTTCAATTTATGTAAATACTAATATTTTTTATATGTCCGATTATAAATTGGCTGAAAACTTAGGTACAAGTAAAAAAATAATTAGAGGTAGTATTAAAAGACTTAACGATTATAATTGGTTTAATATCAAAACTAAATCTAATATTAATAAAGACAGTTATGGTGGTAAGACTAGAGAAATTACTATTAATGTGGAAGTATTAGATAGGTTCTTACAGGTAGAAACTAAGGGTATTAATACTAAGAGTAAGGGAATAGAAAAAACTCCATCAGACGAACTTAAAATTAATAATCAAATAAACGATGATATGAAAATTAAAACTGATAGTGAAATTGAAGAAGCTGTTGAATTGGAATTAAAAGAAAAAGATAAGGCGTTGAATAATATGTTAAAAACTATAGCACCAAATATTACTGAAGATGATTATAACTATTATGATGTGAAAAAGGTAGTTAAAGCACTTATAAAGACTGAATACTCTAGGGATGATGTTAACTCATTAAAAGATATTTATAATGAAACAGAATCGGATATCGATTTAATGAGATTTGTTAATTCTATATAAGATATGGAATACACCGATTGGGATTACGAGTACAGACCTGAATATGTTGAGTTTCATAAAATTGGTTGGAGATTAACTGTAGCACCTTATGGTTTAGGTTATGATTTTATTAATATTAATAACAATAAGACCATTAGTTTTAATGTATCACCAACCGAAGGGTATGCTTGGGTCAAACTAAAACAACAATTAATGTTAGAAAAGATAGAAGAAATTGAAAATAAGTTGTGAGTAAGATTAAAAAAATAGTATATTTGTGGTATAGAAACAGTTTAGCGATATTTCTATAAATTATAAATCATTTAATATCACCCTCAGTAATTGTGCTGGGGGTTTTCATTTTTAAATAATTGTACTTTTACTAAGACCAAAATCTATTTATATAAAAAGAGGATAATTATGATTATTACAAAAGAGAATTATATTGAATTTTATGACGAAAGTAAAAAAACTTTGACCTTACCTTATAAGGTAACTAAAATTGAATATTTACCTAAAAGGTTGGAGCAATTAATTTGTAGTAATACAAAGATTACGGAGTTACCTATATTACCTAAAGGGTTGTGGTGGTTATGTTGTAATAAAACAAATATTACTGAGTTACCTAAATTACCTAAAGGGTTGGTGGAGTTACATTGTAGTAATACTAATATTAGTCTATTACCCGAATTACCTAAAGGGTTAGAGGTACTATCCTGTAAAGGTATTAACCTACCACTAATTGATGATAGTCTAGAAGGTTATATTAAAGAATTTCCAATAATCAAAGCTAAAAGAGAGTTATTCGATAAAATATCTGAAATTATTTAATATGTTTACCCTCGGTAGTGATATTGGGGGTTTTCATTTTTAAATAATTGTACTTTGAACTGAAGCCATAATAACCATATAACTTTACGTTTGGATGCCTTCTAATAATCTTAACAGTTAATAATAGTTAAAGGAATAATATCTATATGACCTATCAAGTCCATTAACATACGATAAGCATCTCTTGACCTACCAATGAAGTCACCACGTTTATCTAGACCTACTAGGATGCAACCTAACGTATCTTCTTTACTATTACCACTATGTATACGCACACCACTAAATTTAACCTCACCATCACCTCTAATAGATAAATCGGGACGATTATAAATTAGTGGCATCATCTTTTTATATTTTGGTGAATAAGATATCGTAACGGAATAATCACCATCAGGTATAGCAGTTTCACCATATATCTTGATTCCATCACCTCTAACGACATCTTCTAAAGTATAAACTAAAAATTCATCGTTGAGATATAACTCACCAATCGTACTATGTGTGGTATATGTTGTACGTTTAATAGTCAATTTCATTAGAATAACATTTTAATTAATAACATAAAGTCCTCAGATTGTAACCCACCAGCTAATAAGAGCACTCCTAAGACACTTATAAGTATAATCTTAAAGGTACGTTTAGATTTAATATTATCTGCCGTTAAATCCATTCCTTTTTCTATGATATCTCCACCCTTTTTATTGAATAAATTACCTAATATTTTAAAAACTTTCATAATATTTTTATTTTTTTAACTTAAACTCTATTAATGTCTCCATTTTACTAACAGTAAGTGTTAGGTCGGTAACAGTTTTATTGAGTTCATCAATAGCTTTAGTTGTGTTAGCTGACATATTCTCAATAGAAGTGCGAGATTCCTCACGTTCTTGTTTAGCGTCATCTAATAGTTCACCAATATCTTCTCGGTATTGACGTTGCATCTCCTTGATGTCGTTTCGACTTTCCTCTTGTATTTTTTTAACGTACATTATTAAATAATATATCGCATATAATACTAAACCAATTAATGCAGCATAAGGCCCACCTTCAATTAATAATTCTAAAAATATGTCCATCATTTCTTTTTCTTCTTACTTACAGTAACTTTCCTTAACTTCTCAGTATTTTTTTTATACGCCATATTAACAATATTTACAATCATAATCATCATTACCAGTTAAATATATACCGCTGAAGAAATTCTTACGTTTAGGTGTGATATCGTCACAATCAACATTACCTTTTATGTATTCAGGATATAATAAACCATTATCTGCTTTTAAAAATGATGTAAGTCTATCACTTAAATATTCAGCATCATTCCTAATATTTGTTTTAAGATAATTAATTTCATTTAATTCTGAGTAATCTGAGTTATCTGAAAACTTCTTAGAAACTGATTTATTAGTTATCTTATAATTTAAATAAGGTAAGGCTTGATAAGTAGTCCATTCTACCAACGCAGGTTGGATATAATCCTCTAATAGCGTTTTAGTATCACCTGACACACTTCCACTTGAGATATCCGTTAATACCTTATTGAATAAGTTCGTCCCTAAAATACGTTCCATATTCATATTTTGCGCTTTGATGATATGTGGCTGTATAAGTTCGTCGTCCACATTTAAATTAATTACAGAATTTCTCTTGTAATAATTCATTGACATCATTAATATTCTATTATTTGGTCATTGTCTTCTGTTATTAAATTATTATCATTACCTTTATCACCATTTGCATTATCTACATTAGCCATATCAAATTCGATAGCTTGAACTAATGTAATTTCACCTTCAATATTATTAAAGTTCATAATCTTATTATAAGTTTCTTCTATTAGAAATTGGTAATTGTCGATAACATTTTTTGAAAACTGTAGTTCAGCTTCTAAAATCTCATCTGCAGTACCTAATTTACCAGCAGTTTGCATACCTACAGCAGGGAATGAAGCACGATGACCAATTATAATATTTTCCATTATTTGTTGCTCCAAATCTTTATATCTCTCATCGGAATCATTTAATGTTAAAGGAGTTATTACGGGTACTTGTTCATTATCTTCACTTACGGTTAACATAATCCTACCAGCGTTACCTGACCCAGCATATTGACCTTCTAATTTACGTTGAAATTGTTTCATTTCTTCATCAGAAGGCACCCCAATCATATTAATCATCATTGACGGAGCAAATCCATTCTTAACGTTATTTAAATGCCAAGAACTAACCTCAGTATCTAATGCGATATATGTTGAAGCTGCTTGATAATCAGGTAAAGGATATGTGTCTTGAGTTCCTGGTCGGTACATCGGTACCCAAACTAGTTGAGTTGCATCTTCAGTATACTCAGTACTAAATCCTTGTACTAATTTTGGTTTATATTTTTCCTTTCTTTCTTGTGACCAATCACTTGAGATTAAGAAATACTCAACACCCTCAGCTTGACGGTTAGCTACATCAGAATCATCATCCAATTCTTTAACTCGTCTTACATTAGCCCAATCCATATATTGGATTCTAGCAATAGTTTTTCTATCGTTAGACCAAGTAACTAATGAACAGAACCCACCATACAATGTAAGGTCATATGCGTTTTTGTAAGTGATTTGACTCAAAGTTTCTAAACCATTAATATTCTGTATAAATTTCTTCTGTTCAAGTGTATTACTATCCCAACCCTTACCAGCGGTCATATTAGATTTCTTAACTAATATAGCATTATGTTTAGCGGATTGGTTCATCATATCATTTAATATTGTTGGGTAATCATTACCCTCACCATATAAGATATAATCCTTATTGTTAACTTCTTTAAATTGTGGAGCCTCAATTGCTGCTGATGGTGCCGCAATCATCTTAACATCCATATTTTTTTTATCTGTCTTCATATCAATTCTTTATTAACCTTCGTAAACTACGTAAGTATTATTATCTGTATTACCACTATATGACACTACATTTGGACTTGTGGTACCATTAAAGTACATTTTACCTAATTCTACTATACCACTAGCTAAATTTGGGTCTAGATTGGTATCTGAGTTCTGTTGATATACATTATATTTATAATAACCAACTGGTTCCAAATCGACACTAATAGTACTTCCAGTTAATGTTTCTGTACCACCACTAACAGTAATCTCAAATTCGTCATAACGACAAATATTAGTTGAGATATTCTCAGGTACGAAGAATTTAGATTCTTTAGTATCATCTGATATAAATTCGAACAAGAAATACGTATCACCAGTAATCGTTACATTTTCAGTTAACGTTACCACTATTCTATTTAAACTATTTTCGTTTAGTAATATCATATATTTATCAATTTAAATATCATATTATATATTATAGATTAGTGATTTTTGTTTAGGAATTTGGTATTATAAATATTTATAAGTATATTGTAAATATTATGAAAGAAATTTGGAAGGACATTAAAGGTTATGAAGGATTGTACCAAGTAAGTAATCTAGGTAGGGTTAAAGTCTGATATTGCATATCCTACGATAATATCTATACTAAATAGGACTAGATGGAAACATATATAAACAAAAAAGGGTATTACAGAAACGTAATACCCCAATATTGAGATTATAATTGTACTAGTACAATTATTTTCTAGGAAGGACTTCTTATGTTACAGGAAGTGAATCAAACGCAGCTTGAGAAATTTCTCTCGCTGGACAAGGTTCTTTTCCAGTAATCGTTACAGTTGAACCATTAAGGTCACCGTAAGCTTTTCCTGCTGATTGAGTTGAAGCAGTTAAATCTGCACCATTCTGTTCGCCAACAACCCAGTACTTTCCGTTTTGGTCTTTCACAATAACCAATAAAGTCGATTGTGCTAATAACTTTAATGAGTTTCTTAATGCAGAATCATTCTTAGTGAAGATTAAAGATACCGCTTGTTCCCAAAAGTTAGTTCCATTCTCTACCGAATGGTTACCTGTCTGAACGTAATTCACCTTGCTCTATTTCTTTGCTACGAAAGTGTAGAAATTATTAGTTCCAGTAACTCCAGTGATAACATCGTCAACATCATATGTGTAAGTAGTTGAACCAGTGAAAGATGCAATGTAAGCTTCTTGGATTCCTCCAAGACTATCTTTACAACCTAATTGGTAACCACCGTACTAAAATACAGCTCATATTAAATTTGTTTTTTATTAAATATTATTTTCTATAAAAAAGGGGAGGACTAACCTCCCCCTAGTTTTTTGTAGTTATACTACTATTAGATTCTTACGATTCTTTCAGGGAATGCAACTTGGAATCCTACTTTCATCTTTTGGATAACTTTAACGTCATCTTCAGTTACATCATAAGTAATTTTGAAGTTTTCGTAGTCATTCAATAAATCAGTACCCATTACTAAGTTAGTAGATTCAGCTAAAACAGCTTTACCTGTAACCATACCTCCAACACCAATAACTTCTACGTTAGCAGAACCAGGAACTGGCTGTCTAAACTCACCACCTTGGTTCTCAGCACCAGTATAATGGAATAAGTTAGCATCTCTTAATGCTTTAGAATAAGTTCTATAATCAGAGATAGATAAGAATACTTTTAAATCTTCACCTTCAGCAACATCTTCAGGTAAAGCATCAACCATAGCGTCGATAGCATCAACGATACCAGCAGCGTCTAAAGTTTCTCCAGTTACAACAACTACGTCAGCTTCAGCTTCGATAATCTTGATTAAACCATCACATAAAGATAATTCGTTAGATACAGGTAATGAAGTATCACCTCTCCAAGATAATTTCTCGATGAATTTTTCTGTTTGCTTAACAACTTCTTCAGCATATAATGCTTCGAAAGGAATTTCTTCATTGTAAGAACCAGCTTTCATCATTTTTTGAGTGTAGTATGCTTCTAAATCGTCGATACATAATGCCTCATTTTTCTTAATAGTACATACAGAGATTTCTCTTTGAGTTAATTCAGTAGTACCTGATGCGTTAAATCCACATCCTCCAGCTTGCCATACTTGAGTAGAACCCAAAATGTTAATAGTAGCTGAACTTTTAATTCCTGATTGAACTGTAATTTCTTGAACAGTTCTAGCGTTCATAAGACCTCTTCTAATTAGGTCGTTTTTTAATTCGTCAACATACGCCGACAATCCACTTAAATCAAATGCCATAATAATTTGTTTTTAATTTTAAATTTATTTTCTATATTTAGATAGTTCTTTTAATTTTGCGAACTTATCATTCATTGTTTTCTTAGTTGGTGCCATAGATGACTTAGAAAGTTTAACTTCTTCGTCTGCAGGTTTACCAGCTAATTCATCTACCTTAGTAGTTAATGTGTCAATTGCTGACATACTCTCAGCGATATTAACCATTGCTTTTTCTAGTGCGTCTAATCTAGCTTCTAAAGGATTAACTTCTTCGTCTTCAACTTCGTCAACTACAACCTCATCTTCAGTCGCCATTTCAGCTTCAGCGGGTTTGTCTTCAGTTGCTACTTCAGCATCAGTAGGTTTATCCTCAGTTGGAGTAACCTCTTTAACTTCTATAACAAGACCAGCTTCATCTAAAACATATACCGATTCACCAATAGTGTAATCACCTGCGGGTGCAGATACTTCATTACCTTCAGCATCACTAACATTGATTTGAGACCCAACAGCTATATCACCTTCGTTAGGTACTAATACAACAACACCTTCTTCAGTTGTTACTTCCATCAAAGAAACCTCACTTGAATCTGCACTAACAGAATCAAACATCGCTTTAACTTTTCCAATAATTGTTTTCTTACTCATATTATGTATTATATATTAAAAATTTATGTTCGAAAATTATTTTAACTTATCCGCAATTTCAGATAACTTATCAAACATTTCATCCTCAGATAGTTCATCGTTAGATAAAATTGTTTTAATCTCATCGTAAGTGGCATCTACATCCAATTCTTGAGACATCTTAACTATATTCTTAGAGAATACTCCTTCAATTGAGAATCCTAATACCTCACCTTGTTTAACTAATTGCCATAATTCATCATTATCAACTTTATAAGATACCATCCAACTACCCTTCGGTAAATCTGAGAAACCTAACGCATTAGATTTATCGTTTGTTGGGTCTTCAATTAACCAAGATTCGATAACGGTTACATCTCTCAATCCAACTTCGTGCTCAAAATTAGTAGATTTAGTTTTACCGTATTTATGGAATACTTCTTGAGCTTTCTCAATAGTATCCTCAGTGAAAAATACGAAATAAGGGTTACCCTCACCATCAAGTCTAATAATTTCTTGGTTAGGTACCATAGCAGGTCCTGTAACGATTCTCTTTTCTAAATCTGTAGTTTTAAACTTGAATGACTCTTTATTTTCTTTGAAGTGCATAAAGTTCTTCTCAATCGCTGGGGCACTAACAAAAGATATCATATCTAATGCATTATCGTGGTCACCCTCATCTATGAATAACTCAATTAATACTTTCTTTTCCATAATCTATATTATATTATTAACTTATTTGTTCAACTATCCAATCTGTGATAACTGTTGAATATTATTAGCTGTATTCTGTGATGTAGTTATATCCGTCTCAGTTACAAAGGCTCTAATAACTTGCGAACCAAATTGTTCACTACCAGCAGTCCTACCTTCAAAACCTAAATCAGGTGCGGTCTGAGTTGTTGATGGGGCAGTATTACCTCCACCACTACCTCCACCGTCTATTTGTGGGGCTGGTTGTTTAAGTAATGCGTATGCTGATGCGATATTCGTACCTATCTGTAATATACCTGCAGCAAATTGTGCGGCACCAGCGCCACCGAATGTAACAGCATTGGCTGGGTTGGCACTAGAAGCGGCAGTTAACGATGATATAGCCCTAGCCGTATCAACAGCAATCTCACCTAAAGCAGTTGCTTTTTGAATAGCTAATCCAGTTTTACTATCTTCACCTAAAGCAGTCACTAATGAATCACTTAATCCAACTAACTGACCACCCAATTCTTTTTGAATATCAGCTTTTAATTTAGCTGTGGCTTTATCTTGTTTTAAGGATGCAGCATCCGCTTTATCTTGTGCGTCAGCAGCTTTCTCATTAGCTTCTTTAGTCGCATCTAATCTAGCTTTTTCAGCTTCCCTTTGAGATAATAATAACGCAGCTTGTTGGTCTCTAAATCTTTGATTTTCTTTTAAACCTAATTCTTCTAACTTAGCTAACTTATCTACTTCAGCTTGTACTCTAGCATCAGCTAATTTAACAGCATCTTCTTCTAATACAGCATTTAATTCTAGTTCTTGGTCTATCAATCCAGCAGTTTTTTCAAATGCTTCAACACGTAATGCCACATCATTAACTGTTTGTTCTGCACGAATACCAGCATTCTCATTTAATAACTCTTGGTATTCTATTTCTTGTTCGGCTCGTTGGTCTAGTAATTCAGAACTATTACCTTCTAACCTAATTCTTTCATTGGTAATAGCTATAGATTCTTTTTGTAAAGCTATGGCGTTATTAATACGTGTATTTTCTTTTTTAGCTAATTCTTCATTAGCTTTAATTCTTTCTTCCAATGATTTAGATTCATCATCACGAATAATTTTTAGTTCTTCCAATTGACGTAAGGCTTTAGCATTAGCTACAGATTGGTCTCTCCTAAGTTTTACTAACGCTTGTTCTCTTTTTTCTAATTCAAGGAATGCGTTAGCTGAATCTAATGCGGCTTGTGCTTGAGCTTCGAGTGCATCAACTACAGTATCAATAGCGTCACTAACTGCGTCACTAGATTCAATATATTCTTTAACTAACTTAGCTTGTGCACTAGCCAAATCTTGACTATTTTTCTCTAAATCAGCTTGAATCTCAGCTAATTCTTCAGCATCTCCAGTTAGTTCATTCCAAGCTTCTCTAATCTTTAATACTCCACGTTCAATCCCTAATACAACTATATCGAATGAGGCTTTAATAGGGTCAAATACTACGGTTTTAAGGAAATCAACACTAGCGTCAAACGCATCAACGACAGCATCCCAAGCTTCACCTGGTTTTTCGATTACAAATACTATGGCGTCGAATACCGTCACAAAAGCATCCTTCAATGGTTGCAGTAATCCACTTAAGAATGCAAATCCTTGAGATAGTTTATTTGATGATTCTTCTGACGAATTAATCGCACTAGTAACGAACTTTAATGCACCTACAATAGCAACTAAGACTAACCCAACTGGATTAGCTACAATAGCTTTAAATCCTTGTAATAAGCCTTTAATACCACCTTGTGCACTTTTAGCGGCACCTTTAGTTTCTGATGTTTTATTATTTAAATTATCTACTGACCCAGCGGCATCATCGGCACTATCAGATACCCCCTCAAAAGCACCTTCGACCTCATCTGCGCCTTTAACTTTATAATCTACCGTAACATTAACCTTTTTCTTTGCCATATCTAATTTATATTATATAATATATTATATTTTTCTTTTTGATGTTTGTAAGTCTAGTAGTTTATAATATAAATCATCGACCTCGAATGGTAAGCTTTTTATATTATCATTAATTGTATGTTTAATAAAGAAATATGGTGACGCTAATCTTATTACATAATAACGTCTGTATGCTTTAAATTTACCGTAACCAGTCAACATCATTAACTCCCGATAAATTATATCAGCCTTACCACCAAAATAACCACTACGGTAAAGAAAATCGTGTATGAAATTATCTAATCTAGGTTCTCTATCATCTTTTACAAATGTGGCACCATCATATCCACTCTTCTCCCAAAATCTACTATTCCACGCAATCTTAATTACTTCCAATACCTCTTTTGGTAAATCATAATCTATTATCTCAGTCATAAAAGATTGAAGAATTACCTCCTCCTTCATATATGGATAACGTTCGAATGAATATAGATTTCTTATATTAAATCCATTATATGTACTCATACTTCAAAGGGGGCTACTAACCCCCATATTTAAAACTTATTTTTTACTGTTATTATGCGTTATCTAAAGCACCACCTTCATTAGCGTGATAACCTAAATAATTATTAATATCCACAAAAATAGATGGAATAATTAATGCTGCGAACGCACCGAAGTTTCGTGTGAAATCATCTAAACGTTTAACTGGTTGAGATTCAATAACCTCTTCAGTGATAGTAGTACCACTAGAATCCACAACTGCTTCCTCAACAACTACATCTGCATAGATAGTATCACCATTAGCATCAACAGAATATATATTATTACCAGCTATGTCGGTAAATACTTTACCGTCAGCAATAGAATAATTGTAGTCAGGTGTTGAGATGTTAGCAATTAAATCGTAAGTTTCTTCACCAGTTTTTAATAGTACATAGAAATTTACTTTTATTGCGTTATTATCATCATAGTTAAATGATTTAATATATACGTACTCATCCATTCCGTATAATTGTCTACCTGTAGCGTTTAAAGCTTCTGACTTTAAGTTTGCGCCATTTAATGTTATTTTACTCATATCTTAATTATTTATATTTATGATGCGGATACTATTAATCCATTTACAATTGTGAAAGTCGTATAAGTACCAGTACCAGTAAATGTTGTATTACCGTCAGTAGTTATAGCTCCATTACCAGCAACCTCAAATGTGTTAGTACCAGCATTATTTTTACCTTCGAATATATTATCCGTGTCAGCACCACTATTTTGTTGAATAGTTAATGCCCCTCTAGTAGAATCAGTTATTATTTCAGGTGATGTTGAACTATCATAAGCATTTTGTAATGTTGTATTACCACCACTACTAGCCCCTCCAATTCCACCTAAATCACCGAACTTAGTGGCATACGTAAATGTAGCGTCAGAAGTATCTTGTAGGTTAATTGCTGTACGTCTAACACTAATTACACCTAATAATATACCTGATTTGAATAAATCATTCAATACTAGATTACCTAAATCTGCTACTACATTATTAGATGCTCCAATGAGACTACTATAAGTTGTTTGAGGATATACAGCAACCATTTCACCAGCTTCAAACCCATATATGAACCAGTTACCCGAAGTGTTAGTACCACCACCTATTGGTGTAATAGTCCCTCCATTATCATAATTAGCTACATCTAAAACAGTTGCGGAAGGATTAACTATATTATCTTGTTTAGATAATATCATAGTACCTCCAGCGTTAGTATCTGTAGGTGGTACAATAAATACCGATGGTACATTTATATTATTTTGTAAATTACTACCATATATAAAGTAATCACCACCAGTCTTAGCTAATGTTAGATTGGTAGCTGGTGAATATATCGCATCACCTTTATTAATACCACCTAAAGCCTCATTTAAATCCTTCATTTGGGATGCTAGATTCATACCAACGACTTTCCTATCTAATTGGAATGATATAAACCCATTTAAAACTACTAATTCACCTATAGGGTTTAACTCCCTATATCTATCACCAGTAGGTGTTGTGGTTTCAACGATAACATTCATATTGATATCCAAATATATAAACCACGTTTGACTTATTGCTAACGTAGGTAATACATTACCAGTACTACCAGTATAAGCTACTTCAGTTATAGTACCACCACTATCAACTATATGGTAATGACCACTAGCAATACCAAAGGACGTATTACCTAAATCTATAAATAAATCTAATCCACTTTTGGTTGAAGTCGAATCAGTTTCACCCCAATACTCATCGTGTTTATCTATTCTAGCGTCATCTATTGATAGTTGGTAACTAATCGCATTTCTATCGGATGTCCAAGTACCAGTAGCATATACATATATACCATTTGGATAATATGTACCACCCATCGTCCCAGGTAACCACTGAGTACCTTCGGCGTTAACTACATAAGCTAAGTCACCATCAGTCATACCAGTTATAGATTGTAAGTCAGTATAGTTATCTGCAGTAAATGCAAAAGGTTGGGGTGAGCTTGTACCACCACCTTGTAATACTACACCTAAATTTCCGTCATTATCTAAATTTACTAACTTAAAAAAATTGTATTGATTCTCTGCTTTATTCATAATCTTTTATATGTTTCCAACACTTATTATTTTTAATTAAACTTATTAGTGACCTAGTTACACCATATTTTTCACCTAAAACCTTTTGTGTTTCCTTAGATTTCCTAATTTGTATTACATCGTTTCAGTTAATTTTGACATATGGTGTTCACTACCAGAGATAGATAATCCATTAACAAACGCGTGTTCACTATTTCCAATCCTAGTACAAAATTCTAGATTAGTTAATCTATTATTTGTTTTATCACCATCAATATGATTAACTTGCTCTTTTTCATCACTTAAAAAATTATTAGCCACTAACCTATGTATTGTATGACTTTTTGGTTTACCGTAATTAAAAAGATTAACTGTTAAATATCCAGTACCACTTAAGCCGCCTTTTAATATTTTTTCTTTATTAAACCTTAATGATTTAATATTACCCAAATTACTTACTTGATATAACCCTTCATATCCTTTGATATCTTTCCAAATCTCATCCATACTACAAATATACTACTTTACCCTTGGTATAACATCAGGTTTTCTTTTGGTTGTTTACATTACTCATATTTATATATTATAAAATTAATTAATTTGTTTATGTTAGTCACTATAAACTGTTAGGTAACCTTCATCAGTTAATTTTAACTTTTTGAAAGTATTGTACTGCGAGATACCCTTATTTATTGGATTATCTTTGCTCTCAACTACAATAATTATATTGCCGTTTTCATCTAAGGCAATTTGTTGAAAGAATTTCTTTTGGTTATTTATGTTCATATTTTTATTATTTAAATAATAATTAGGCTGTAAAGTAGTTTACGTGTAATCGAATAATTCCAAAAGTATAATTAACATTATTAAATATACCACTAGGATTAAATTGTATGTTAATTTCACCCGTAACTTCATTTATACCATATTGACCACCAACGGTATTAGTACCTCCAATATCAAAATAATTAAGCGGTCTAGTAATTTCATCAGGCGCGCCTGATATCATAATACTAACATCCACGATATTACCAATCTCACTTGTTAAATCTAGAGGTGTAATGAATGTATATGACATACCAGGTAAATTAGGTATATCAATTGCTGCAACTAAAGAGTCATAAGTTTTAAAGGTAGTTTTACCTTCAACAGTCATTTCACCATCAGAATTAATAGTTAAAGCCCCCAATACTGTTGTATTAGCTTCCGTTACTGTAACACCTTCACCAACGATAGTTACATTATTAGCTCCAGCGGCTACAACGTTATTATTACCTTGTACACTAACACCAGTAGTACCACCACCGACGTTATTATTATCACCATTTACTATACCAGTAGTACCACCACCAACGTAGTTATCATTACCGATAACCATAGCATTAGGTGTATTAACATTATTTGATACGTTACTTCTAAATGGTCCGTATGAATTACTAGTAAGTGTTGATAACGAATCCTGAAATTGGTCAGCCGTAGTGAAAACTACACTACTTGGTACCTCAGTAACTGGAGTTTCCGTTGGTTCAAACGTCGAACCTTCTTCAATACGTAGTAACTCAACGGTTGTTAAACCGTCTTCTAATGGCTTGTAATCGGTTATCTTATTAATTACATAATAACTGTCCTTTACGAAAATACGTGAGTTTAAATGGTCTTTAACGAAGTTTATATCAGTCTCAGTTAAATAGAATTTTGATGTTACTAATTTACCGTTAGATATTTGATTAATATAATTCCTCCAATAGTTATTAAATAAGTTATTATCTGTAAAATCATTTAATAATGTACCATAATACTCGTAGGTTACCTCACCATAATGGATATCTAACGTTGGGTCATATGGATTATCATAATGACCAGCATACGGATATTCAGTATATTGGGTCGGAGTATTACCAGTATCACCCCAAACAGTATATAATATTTGTGACACATCGTCTTTATCCTTTACTGGTACCATACCACCATAGTAACATAACACTGGGTTACGTTTACCTTCACTTGATGATACTGCGGGTACAACCACATAGTTCTTGGTATGCTCATCCCCTCTATACAATAAAGGTGCGCTTGAAAAGAATGAAGTTATCTCTTGTGTACTACTAACGAAGTCATTATCGAAATTTACCTTTTTTTGTCCATAAATATCACCAGTACTACCAAAGTAACTTTCATTTCGTTTACCACCACCACCATCAACTGCGGAATTATCTTCTTTATACGTAAATAGTATTTCTTTATTTTGTAAGTCAGATAAAAAGGCAATATTATCTTCACTTGAATAATCTTTCTTTTGCGTCCAATCCAATACGGTTACATCATTAGCGTAGAAGTCGTCACGAGTCTCTAGAATTAATGTTTTAGTATCTATTGGATGTTTACGTACATATACATTATAACGTCTAATTATGTCACTTAATAGGTCTTTCTGTTTAAATTCCTTTGGTATAAATGCATTTAGTGTGATTTGGTCACCATCTTGAAAATTATCATCCTTAACTGTTTCATTTTTAAAGTAACTAAGGTTACCGTTATTCATCGTCTTATAGATGTTCCAATCAATAGTTACTGGTGTAATACTATAATCTGATGGTGAACCCCCAAAATTATTATCAATTTCATAACTAACAAATGTTGTATTGTCACCAATCGGGTCAGTACTTGAAGGTGAAGATATAATATCATAAAACAATTTTACTTCTTCTCCAACCTCTAAATTTATATTTTCAAAAATCAAATGTAGCATCTACATCAATCGAAGCTGAACTAGATGGTGTGGCAGGGTCATAGGATGTTATATCAGGACATAACCCAATTTTAACGTAACTACTTGATAAATTACCTTGTATATTACTTACCAATTTTGCTCTAATATATGTGAATACCTCAATTCGACTACCATTAATTGATGGAATACCTTTACCAGTAAATGTTAATTCAGTTTTTAGCCTTGATTTGAAATTGAATTTAGATTTATTAGCTGAAACCCACTGGTTAAATGGACCTAACGCATCAGGATTATCAAAAGTATAATTTCCAGTGTTATCAAAATTAGGTGAATTTAAATCATTAAAGTTAGCGTTTCGTTCTAAATTTAAACTATCAATAGTTCTAAGACTACTTAATAATGCAACATCATAACTTAATGTGTCACCAGTAAATCCAGCATTAAATTCTCTAGTTAAGGCTTCAGAATCACTAATAAGTGGTGTCTCACCATCCCACATTATAATCTCTTGCTCGTAAGTTTTATTAGATTCTATGAAACTACCAGTTAATGTATATCCAGCCTCTTCAGCAATCTTAAGTAATAGACCTTTATGGTAAAATGCTGGCTTGAAATCTGTAGTAAAATACCCTCTAGTGGTTTTATCCATTAGTGGGTACTGATAAATATCAGAATATGTGTGTGCCGACCAAGCATTTGTTATATTTTCTTCGTTATAAATGTGATTAAATGCACTTAAATCCAAATCACTAAGTGTACTATCACCTAACGTTTGTATAAAATCGATTGAATCATCAAATACTATTACATTATATGATATCTTATTACCTTGTAAGTCGGCATTATTTAATTTATTAACATTAGTTAACTGTAAATAACCTTCTAATATAGGTGAAGAATTGGAAACTATCCTAGCGATAACCTTTTTATTTGGATTGAACCTATCAAATGTTGAATTAACATCGAATAAGTTACCAAAGGCATCGTTATTTTTCTTGGTACCTGGTAAGGTTATAGTCTTTGAATGATTACTATTCTTTTTATCTATATCTCTAACATCATCAATAGAATATTGTAAGGCAATTGATATCGCATTACTATCTAAATCTAAAGATATTTGATTTGGGTACGTACCGATTATTAATTCTACTCTATTCATATTAACCTCTTTGTGATGTATTAGTTTGTGCGTATTCGAATGTT